TGAGAACGTTGTTATATCTAAGAACAATATATCACTACGGGGTTCGGGGCATAACGTCCATATACATCCATCTGTACCAGGTACTGCTACTGTTCAGGTTACTGGAGATAATGTTAGCTTTACTAACCTTACTATAAAAACTGCTGCGGGTGGCACAGATGATTCAATGGTATTCACTGGTGCTAGTAACTGCTCAATAAAAGATGTAAGGATTGAAGATACAACAGGGCGTGGATTAGTATTAAATGCAGGCTGTAATAAACTACAAATGAAAAATTCATTTATAGGGTACTCAGGGTCACATGGGGTAGAAATAACAGATTGTCACGACGTAACGATCTCTGTTACACATATTGATACTAATGGTGGGGATAATATTAAACTTAATTCAACTACAGATGGAGATTTACATGAGGCTGCTTTCCGCAACTGTATAATTCATGAGGCTGGTGGATGGGGTGCTAATATAGGAACCGGTTGTGAAACAGTACAGTTCTTTGATAGATGTAAGTTTATCTTGAATACTACTGGTGATATTAATGATAATGGTATTACTACATATAATGAGGCAGATAATATATCTGACGAAGTGTGGATTAATGGTAAGGCATTAACATTACCTAAATACTTAGGCTTAAAATAAAAAACATGGAAGTTTTAAACATAAATTAGTGTATAGTATTACGCAATAAAAATAAAAAGGTATACAATGACTGAAAAGACAATACACGTTCCGGATTACGATGGAAGTGACCGAAGATTAAATGCAGACTGGCATCAAACAAAAGGATTGTCTTTATCAATAATAGGATTATTATTAGTAAACATAGTATCTACTGTTTGGTGGGCAGCCACTTTAACTAATGATGTAACACAAATTAAAGAAGCCCCAGATCTACTGGAAAGAGTAATTAAGTTGGAAGGTAAGTTAGAAGCTTATGATACAGTACTTACTAGACTATTATCAGTAATAGATAAACTAGATAATACAGTAGATAGAATAGATAGAGAACAAGCTAAGCGTGGTCCTATTGTGTATAAGAAGAATAAAAGGAATTAAATAAAATGGATTTAAAAAGAGATGAGATTAAGTATGTAAGGGATTTATCCAAGAGCGCGTATAAAAAAGCAAATGCTTGTTATATATGTGGTGCGGAAGAAGAATTACAATTTCATCACTTTTATTCAATGACTTTGCTTTGGGCAAAGTGGAAGAAAGATGAAGGTGTACGTATTAATAGTGTGGAAGATATATTAAAGTATCGTGAGATTTTTAAAGAAAAATTTCAAGATGAAATATATAATAAAACTATTACGTTATGTAAGTTTCATCACATGGATAGGCTACATAAAGTCTATGGAAAAGTACCAGCACTAATAACAGCCCCTAAACAGGAACGTTGGTGTGACAAACAAAAAATTAAATTTCAGGAGAAATAAATAATGGCAATACAATCAAAAAGCAAAGATAAACTTTTAGTAATGAAAGACAAGGTTTCAGTAGAAGCTACAGCAGCAGTTTTAGTTGGTGGAACAAATATCTTAGCAACTACTACATACTCTATACCAGCATATGATGAAAATGGTAACATTTTAGGCTACATCGCGTTATTTGATACAGCTACTCTAGTATAAGGTTAGTATCATGGTTAAATGGATAGATAGTATATTAGAAAAACTAAATCCAGCTCAGCCAGAAATAGTAGACGATTTTGGGCAAGATATCGCACCCTCAAAGAATCACTATAATAACCAGAAGGCTTATAACACAGTTGGTACTGTTGGTAGAGGAGTTGACTTAATAGTTGATTCCGCGGCTGGCATTAAGATCGATGTTGGGGAAATACAAGATTGGTTCACTTCTGAAACAAGAATTCGGAAGAAAAAACTAAATCAGTTACTCAATTTCAGACCTAATCCGTATCATAGTGCAGATGTATTTTTTAGAAATATATACACAGATTTAGTACTTGAAGGAGATGCATTTATATACTTTGATGGTGTATATTTATATAATCTTCCAGCACTTAAAACTGAAATTATTACGGATAAGAAAACTTATATAAAAGGATATACATATGGAAATACTTCTTTTAAACCAAATGAAGTAATACATATTAAAGAAAACTCTGGAGATTCCATATATGAAGGAAAATCTAGATTAGATTCAGTGAAAGCAAACATTAACTTATTAATGAGTATGAATGACTTTCAGAAGAATTTTTTTGATAACTCAGCAGTACCTGGTATTATTCTTAAAACTCCTAATCCTTTATCGGATAGAGTTAAAGATAGAATGGTTCAGCGTTGGATGTCAAAATATAACCCGCGTAGTGGAGGCAAAAGACCACTAATATTGGATGGTGATTTCTCAGTTGAATCATTGTCAAAATATAACTTTAAGGAACTTGATTTTTCCGAAAGCATTAAGACGCAAGAAAGCGCGATACTTAAAGCTTTAGGTGTTCCACCGTTATTACTAGATTCTGGTAACAATGCAAATATTAATCCAAACTTAAGAATGTTTTACATTAACACAGTAATGCCGTTAGTAAATAAAACTATACAAAGCTTGGAATACTTCTTTGGCTATGATTTAAAAGCTATAGAACAAGATGTATTAGCACTACGACCAGAACTTAGAGAATCTGCCAATTATTTTAGTACTTTAGTTAATGCTGGTATTATAACTAGAAATGAAGCTAGAGATAAATTGAGATTTGAAGTATCAGATAGTGAAATAGCTGATGATTTAATACTTCCTGCTAATATAGCTGGTAGTAATGTAGATTCAACACAAGGAGGAAAACCTCCCAGTAAAGAGGACCCTTAAATTATGAAGATAAATAAAAATATGCACCTTACATCAACATTTAAAGTGAAAGCCATAAGTGAAGATAAAGAGAGTGTGAAAATTGAAGGATATGCAAATACCACTACTAAAGATAGAGCTGGTGATGTAATTATTGAAGAAGCATGGGCAAAGGGAGGATTAGATAATTATCTTAAAAATCCAATTGTACTTGCTTTTCATAATCACGAGAAACCTATCGGAGAAGTTACTGAGTATAGCATTAATCAACAAGGTCTACGAGTTGTAGCAGAAATCAGCAAGTCCGCTGGTGATGTTTATAACTTAGTAAAAGAAGGAGTACTAAAAGCTTTTTCAGTAGGGTTTAGAGTCAAAGATGCCGACTATGATTCTGAAACTGATATCTTTGTTATCAAAGATCTCGAACTATTTGAAATTTCAGTAGTTAGTGTTCCAGCAAATGCCGAATCTGTATTTTCTGTAAAGAAAGCCTTTGAAGACGAAAACGAGTATAGTAAGTTTAAACACTTATTTAATAATGAAAATATCCAGGATCCAGAAGTAACTAAAGCAGTTATAGAAGATACTGAGAATAAAGGAGAAGAACCTGTGGATAAAGATAAACTTTCTTTAACGCCTCAAGAAATTGAAAAATTGCAAAAAGATGCAGTTGAAAAAGCATTTGCTGCTAAAGCGGCTGACGATAAGAGAAAAGAAGAAATTTCAACTATCGCAACTAACGCTGGAACATCCGGTGCAGAACTATTAATAAAAGAACTAGAAGATAGACTTTTAGTAAAAGAAAATACAGTACAGGAAACTTTAACAAGTTTACAAACTGAACTTAAAGAAAAACAAGATGAAATCATTAAGCTAACTAATAGCAAAATGACTTTCCAAGATAAACGCTCAAACGTTCAAGTTAAGCAAGCTGAAATCGATAAATTCGTTTTAACTTCTAAAATTATGAACAAGAGTATTGCAGAATTAGATGCATATAAAATGTATGTTGAAAAAATCGGTGATCACTTAGGTGGTATGGATTCTGGTGGTGCTGGAGACGGTAGTGACTGGGAAACTTTATTCTCAACTAGTTTATATGAAGATATGAAGGATAAATTAGTAGTAGAACCATTGTTTAACAATAGAGTTACAATGAATTCTAGAACTTTAGTATTCCCATACAATCCAGAAGCAGGACACGCATCTTGGGTAGCTGATACAGCATATAAATCTACAAATGGTGATTCATCTGGTGTTGCTAGAACACATTTACCAGGCGATAATCTATTAAAAGCTGAGAAATTAGCTTCTAAAGAATATTTAGGTTATGAAGAAGAAGAAGATTCAATCATCGCGATTGCTCCTATTGTTCGTAATGCTATTGTTCGTAGAATGTCTCGTACAACAGATACTGAATTACTTCGTGGTAATGCTGGTGTTGAAACTATTGCTGGTCAAACAGGTTTAGCTTTAATTACAGGTGTTGCAACTTTCGCAACAGATAATAGTGCTTCAGTAACTCAAGCTGGTGTATTTGGTGCAGCTAATCCAGTTACTATTGCTGACTTACAAGCTACACGTAGAAAAATGGGAGCTTACGGTCTTAATCCTAGTGAAGTTGTTTACTTAGTTAACGAAAGCGCGTATTACGATTTAATGGATGATCCTGATTTCCGTACTATGGATTTAGTTGGCGAAAATGCTACTATCTTACGTGGTCAAATTGGTTCCGTTAATGGTTCTCCAGTAATTATATCAGATACATTTGCTACTGCAGCAATTGGTACAGTAGCTGCTGTTGCATTAAATGCATCACATTACTTATTTGGTGAATTACGTGGTATGAGAGTTGAACGCGACGTAGATATTGAAAACCAAAAGAACGTTTTAGTTGCTACTCGCAGATTTGCGTTTAATGAATTAATTCCAGGAGCTACAAGCTCTGCAGCATTAATTTACCCAGCATCATAAGATAACAATAAACCTTTTTAGGTTTATTTTTGAGCTGCTTAATTTGGCTTAGGTCGGGGGTGTAAAAACCCCCTACCCTTTTTAAGGATAACAATGGCAATTATAAATTTAAGTACATATAAGAAAATGAAAGGTATTACAAGTACAACTAAAGATGTAGAAATTTCACAGTCAATAGCTGCTGTTAATTCATACATACCAAGTTACTGTAATAGAGAATTCACAGCTTATTATGCTACTGACAAAACAGAATACTTTGATGGTGTAAGAAACAAGGAATTATTTCCAGATGTATACCCATTAGTATCAATAACAACGGTTAAGGTTTCCACAGATGGTGGACAGACTTACCCAACTACGTTGGCGGAATTTACCGACTATGTAGTAGATTTTAAAAACTCAAGTGTAATATCTAACGTAGACTGCTTCGTAAACTCAGATATACCTATCAACAGTGTTGAAGTTATATATAAAGGAGGTTACGTAAAGGTTCCAGAAGATTTACAACTGGCTGCAGCACATTTAGTGGAATACTACTTGGAAGAACAATATACACCTAAGAAAGCTTTCTCAGGTGTTAGTGTAGAGAATGTTAGCATTTTAGATAATAGTGCTAGATTACCAGCACACGTTAGAAGGATTTTAGAGCATTATAGATCTCTAAATATGTAATATGCCAAAATCAAAGATAACTAAATCAAAACCTAGTATTACAGGAACTTCAGATGGTGAAGCAACTAAAATAGCTTTGTCAGACTATGTGAAGAAGTTCTCTAAACAAGAACTACCTGCAGCTGAGGAGTTATCAAGCATACTAGAAGCGTTCCCACTTAGTTACTTAGATTTAAGAGACAAAGCTTTTAGGGAGATGATAGGGTTTTCTAATTCTATTATAAGTAACTCTGAAAATGTAGATGAAGAATCTTTTGATAATACACAAACTTTTTTAAAACAGGAAGCTATTGCTTGGGAAGCATTACAAGCTTTAGGCAGTGATGCTGTATTTAATTCTAAAGATCATACTTTACAAACCAGCGATATATCAACATCTTTATTAAGGTTAAAAATTATAGAGAAAAACTGGCCTAAATCTAAAATGACTGCAACTATGGCTAAGCAACTTAAAACTGCTATGGTTATATTAAATAAGTTAAAGAACATTACATACCAACAAGCTGTATCCTTAGGATATGGTAAAGGGGGTTCTAAAGGTGGAAAAATACAACCCTCATTAACAGATATGGAAGCTCTTATGAGTCTAGCTGACTCACCCCATAAGATAGTAATGAAAACTGTTAGAAGTAGTTATATAGATTCTAAAAAAGGTATAGGTTCGGTACATATAGACTGGGAAGATGCTTCATTAAATAGAGTGAAGGGTAGATTATCTAGATCAGTAAATGCACAAATTGATAAAGTGTTTGGAAAACCCTCTAAAAATACTATAAGTTATCTAGAGAAAATGAATATAATGGATATAGAATCCTCACCCTCATTCCTTTTAGATATGGAAGCTTATATTACTACGGCGCTGCTAGGTAAGAAAATAACTAAGTATAAACGTAAAACAGTTAGTAAGACTCAGTATAAGTTATCAAATAGAAACAAAGTAAAAAGGGCTAAAAGACAACTAGAAGGTAAAGTACTACCAAAGCTACCAACAATTAAAAATATACAAGAAGGTGCAGAACTTCCATTATTTAGTATACAAGTATTAATAAACGAAGGATTAGCAAAACAAATAAAGGGTAATATGGGAGAACCATACCACCCTCCAGTATTGCTAAGAAATCAAACTGGTAGGTTCTCAGAGTCTGCAAGGTTATTAACTTTAACAAGAGGTCAAAGAGGAACACTGTTGGGTACTTATACCTATCAAAGAGATCCCTATGATACATTTTTACCTGAGGGTAAATTAGGTACACCGGAAAGAAATCCCAAAACATATATAGAAGGATCTATTAGAGAATTAGCTCTAGCTATTATGAAGCGCAAATTCCCCGGCCTAGTATTGGAGCTAACTTAAATGTCAAGACGAAGAAAAATAGTAAACAAACTAAGAGATACATTATCGGAGGAAATATGTGGGGTTGATCCATATAATTCAGACTTAAGAGATAGAGTATTTAACAAATTAAAATTTTGGGACGAAGTAAATGATTATCCCTCAGTTTTTGTAACCGCAGGGCAAGAGACCAGAGAGTATCTGCCAGGCAATTTTAAATGGGGACACCTACTTGTATCTATTCGTATATACGTTAGTAGTGAATACCCAGAAGAAGATCTAGAAGGCATCTTCGAATATATAGAAATAATCATAGACGAATACGGCAATTTGGAATATGATACGAACAGTATGATAGAAGATATGCAGATATTATCTATTAATACTGATGAAGGGTTACTAGCACCTATCGGCGTAGGTGAAATGACTATTAAAATAATGTATGATTTAGAGAGTAATTAAATAAATATTTAATAAATCTAAACTACGTTTAAGGAGAATAAACTAATGGCTAGAAGTTTAGCAAGAAATACGAAAGTATATGCATCTACTCTAACTAAAACTGCTTTAGAGGCGGGAAGCGCAGCTATAACAGATACTTTTGAAGTTAAGGTATTAGATGGATATAGCTATTCACAAGATACAACAAATGAAGAAATCTCAGTTAATGAAGCTGGTACAGCACCAGTACGTGGATCAAGAACATTTAATACTGCACTTAATCCAGCAGATGTAACATTCAGTACTTATGTTAGATCATTTATTAATGCAGATACATATGGAGATTCTGGTGAGAAGATTCTATGGGCAAGTGCTCTAGGTACAGCAACAGGTTTCACTAACAGTGCAACTGCTGGTTCTGAAACACCACCAAACACATATGATAGATCAAACGGAGCGGGTACTGAAGATATTATATTCAATCTTAGTACTTCAAACTCTAATGAATTATTAACGTTAACATTAATTTTTAACTTAGATAATACTACTTATGTAATTGAAGATTTTAACGTAGCAACTACAGAAGTTGATTTCAGTATTGATGGTATCGCTACTATTAACTGGTCAGGTCAGGGTTCTAGTGTTAAAGAAAGTCAAGTTATGCATGATGAAGTTGCAACTTGGGTAGCTGGTTCAGATTATACAGCAACACCAGTAACAACAGCATCAACATTCATAAGAAACAAGTTAAGTACTTTAGTTCTTACAGATCACTCAGACACTCCAGCACAAGCACAAGATGCTATTGATACTGTAGTTAGTCAAGTAATAACAATGAATTCAGTATCAGCATTAACTGCAAGTGAATTCATTGATGGTAAGATCAAAAATACAACAAGAGCTCCTACAGAATGGGCAACTATTATATCTAATGATACAGACAGTGTAACAGTATCTGCAGCAGATGATGTAAGTACTTGGGTGAATACCGACGTTGTAGATCTTTACACAGCACTAGAACATGCTGGAGTTGATTACACAATTCCTATTACTGGTGCTACATTAACAGTAGAAAATAATTTCACATACTTAACTCCAGAAGAGTTAGCGGTTGTGAATCAACCATTACCTGGATTCTCAGGAAGCAGGGTTACATCTGGTACGTTCACAGCATACTTAAATACTGGTGCGGAAGGAACAGGTGGTTTACTACAAGATCTATTAGAAAAGATTAATGAAGTTTCAAATAACTTTACATTAACATTTCAAATGGGTGGAACAACAACAACTAATCCTAGAGTATATTTCAATATTCCTTATGCTCAAATTGGGATTCCAACAGTTAGTGTTGAAGACATCTTAACTACTGAAATTTCATTTAGTGCTCAACCTTGGGATACTGGCAACAGTGTAGCGAGTTTCGAAGATACAAATGAAATAACAATTCAATATTTACCAGCAACATAATATAGAGGGGGGTTTATCCCCCTCTACTTTTTAGGAGATTTACCAAAATGGATTTAAGCACATTAATTGTACCAATTTCAAAAACATCAATAGAGTATCCAGGATGCCCAGACTTTTGGGTTGAACTAGCATACTTAACTAAAGATGAGTTAATGAAACTTAGAGATAAGTGTACTACTCAAAAATTAGATAGAAAAACAAGACAAATGAAGGAAGATGTTGATAGTGACCTTTTCCAAAAGTTATACATAGAAGCTATTGTAGTAGGTTGGAAAGGACTTAAAATTTCTTACTTAAAATCTATGATTCCAGTTAACTTATCTGGTATTGAAGATATAGAAGCTGAAGTAGAATTCAGCCCAGAAAATGCAGAGTTACTAATGAAGAATGGTGTAGACTTTGATAACTGGGTAACTTCAGTATTGGATGATGTTGAAAATTTTACCAAAGTCAGCTAATATTAATAGAGACTAAGTTAAGAAACTTCTACAATAACTCAGCAGTTAAAATGACTACTGAGAAATATTTTATGATGTGTGAACAATTAGGCAAAGAGCCTTTAGAAGAGGAAGTACCTGCAACCTTTGAGGATTTCCCATACGTCGTACAAACAGCTATGAATATTCACGCGGTCCTCCCAGATAAGTGGGAGGGCTTCAGTGGTACATATATGGGAAAAGAATATGTATTACTTCCATACTTAGCTGATGTAGTATATAAGGTTGACAATAAAGCACAATTAGTACAGTTCGTTACTTTAATAGATAGAATAATTACAGAGTATAGAGCTGCAGAACAGAAAATAAGACAAAAGAAAAACAATAAGAAAAAATAAAATTTAAAAGGGCACATTAATGGCTAAGCAGTATACCCAAAGATATACACTGAAAATGAATGCTGAAGGCGTTCAAACTATAACTAAAGAAGTTGTTCAAATGAATTCTGCTTTAGGTACATCAGGTAGTGCAGTTAAAGGAACAACTGATGCCTTTAAAAATGCCAAGAAAGCTCAGGATCCATATCTACGTGGATTGAAAGCCACAGGTGGTGGTACAAATAACCAAAGTAAGGCCTTTTCTAAAATGGCTCAAGGTATGAATGGCACACTTGTGCCTGCATACGCCACAGTAGCAGCAAACGTCTTCGCGTTAACAGCTCTATTCGGCGCACTTAGACGAGCGGCAGATTTTGATATATTAACTAAATCTGCTGAGACTTATGCCGTACAAACCGGTAGATCCTTAACTGGATTAAGTCAGTCTATGAAAGACATTACAAACAACGCAATAACTATGAAAGAAGCTTTAACTAGTGCTAGCATAGCTGCGTCTGCTGGTTTTGACAATTCAACTATTGAGCAACTAACACAAGTTGCTAGAAACGCGTCAGTAGCCTTAGGTAGAGATATGACCGACTCTTTAGACCGTGTATTCAAAGGTGCTATTAAAGCGGAACCAGAATTATTAGATGAATTAGGTATCATACTTAGATTAGATCCAGCAACTAGAAAATATGCTGCGGCACTTGGTAAATCTGTATCTGCTTTAACAACTTTTGAAAAGCAACAAGCGGTAGTTAATGAAGTAATTGAACAAGGTGAAGAAAAATTTAGTGAATTTAGTAATGTAGATGTGAATGCATTTACACAATTAGGTTCTGCGTTTACTGATATTAGTGTAGCTATGTTACAATTAATTAGTACACCACTTGTACCAGTACTTAAATTTATATCAGATAACGTTGTTTTATTAACTTCACTTATAGTTTTATTTGCAGCTTCTGTAGCTAAAAAAGCATTTCCAGCGTTAGAAAATTTTGCTGAGGTAATGCAGAAGAGGTTTGTTAAAGCTACCGAATCTGCATCAGATGCAGCTAGACAAGCACAACAGACTAATGTTAATTGGGTACAAAGTTTACAAGGTACTACAAAAGCAGTATCTAAAACTTTAGATACATTTGAGCGTGGGGTATTCCAAGTTAGTGATGTAGTAAAAAAAGAGGGTGTTAAAATAAGTAAAAACTTTAAAACTGCTTTTGCACCTGGACCAACTAGCCTTAAAAAATTAGAAGCTTATAAGAAAGGAATACAAGGAGTTCTAACAGCATTTAAGAGAGGCACTAGTGTGTCTCAGGGTTTTAAAAATACAACTAAAAATGTTGCATTTTTAAATGAAGAACTTGGTGAAACTATATCAGTTATAAAACAAGTTAAAAATCAGTCTATAACTACTCAAAATAGATTTCAAGCATTTGGCGCAGGGGTAACTGCAACATTTACTAAAGCTAAGTTTGCAGTTATATCTTTTGGTAGTGCGGTTTCAGCAAGTTTAACTGCAGGTGCTTTAGCAGGATACCAACATGGTTTAACTGGTGTACGTGATGAATTAAGATATACAGCGGAGACATCAAAAGGATTTACCAGAGCTTTTAAACTGGTAGGAGTTTCTGTAGCTGGTTTAGGTGGAGCATTTTTAAAATTCCTACCTATATTAGGTTTACTAACTGCTGCTTGGTCAATACTATCGTCTGCATTTGTATTTATAAAGGAAGCTTTATTTGGAAAAGAATTAGTAAATTTATCGGATACATTATCAGAAAATACAGAAGCACTAGATACAGCATCTAAAAGTGCTGCTTTATTTAATAAAAGATTAAAAGACTTACCCGACACGTTAGATAATGTACATAAAAAAGCTACGTTAGCTTCAAATACATTTGCTAACTTAGCAACAAACTTAAATAAAACACTAGAAGATATAGATATATCTACAGGGTTTGGGGATTTTGATAATTTTTTAGATATATTTGGCTTTGGTGATTTAGATGAATTTAAGGATCAGTTATTACAGGCTAATAACGTTCTTAAAGACTTTGGATATACAGAGGAAGCTTTAAGTATACAAACCAAATTTAATGATTTATTAAAACTTTCAGGTGACGAAGCTATTGAAGCAAGCAAGAAATTATTAGTATATATTAAAAATGCAAGAGATTCACAACGTGGCACATTAGAATTAAATAATTTAGTTACAGAAACATTTGAAGGGTTAAGCAAAAGCTTAACGAAGTTAGGTGGAGCTTTGCCTACCCTAACTGCATTGGAGCAAGGTCTAGTTGAACTTGGAGCAATATTAAGAGTAATGGATGCTGGAAATGTACATGAAGTAATATCAGCTATTGAGAATTTAAATGCTTTAGATTTAAGACAGTTAGGTTTACAAGATACTGCTGATACTATAGCAAAAATTAAAGTACCTCTTAAAGAATTAGAAGATAAGTATGAAAAAGTAACTGATGAAATAAATAAATTAACACAGGCTGGGATTAATGCTCAAAAAGCAGCAGATAAGTTTGGTGGTGGTAATATTATACTTAAAGTTACAGAAAAAAATACTGCAGCAATGAAACTATTAATTGCAGAACAACTTAAATATAAAAAAGCTACTGATGCCTTAACAGAATCTTTAGCCTCTCAGGCAGCAATTATATTACCAGCACTAAAAAAAGCTGAAGTTAGATTTAAATCTATAGCACAAGCTCAACAATTATTAATAAATCAAAGACAACAAATATCCGCTGCTGGTTTAGTTCAAGGATTAAATGCTGCTGATAGGTTAGATTTAATTAAACAATTAACCGATGCTGAAAATACATATCTTAAAACTATTAGTAAACAAACAAAAAAACTTGGTTCAGATGTAGATGTAGCAATTGAAAGAGTAAGGAAAAGTTTAATTGCAGAAAGAAAAAAATTAGAGGAAGATCCCAATGATGGTAAGGCAAAAGGAGTTATAGCAAGTTTAGAAGCAGATCATATAGCAAATACAATACTTAAATTAAGAATACGAAATAAAGTAAAAGAAGACGATGCTAAAATTGTTACTAATAGTATTAAACTACTTAAAGCTTCACAAAAAGAACTTACTAAGATATCCTTCCTAACGTTTGCAGGACTACAAGGGTTCGAAGATCAAGAAAGATTTATTAGAACTAATTTAATAACTACTTTAGAAGAAATAGCACCTACACTTAAGAGAGCCGATGAAACAGCAGAGAGTTTTGTAGCTAGACTTGTATTAGCTTCTGATTCTGCTAATAAATTAGCTAATATAAGTAAAGAATTTAAAATTGGAGATCCTGCAGCACTTGCAGCGGAATTAGTATCTATAAAGGATAAGAATACTCTTATGGCTGAAGAATCTGCATTTTTAGATTCTCATAATGTAGCTTTAACAGCGAGAATTGATAAAGAATATATATTAAGAGATCTAGCATTAGAACGTCAGATTATAGCTCTTAGAGAAGGTATTGATAACGATGGTACCACTACTGAAGCGGAAGCAGCAGCTTTAATAACTATAACAAATTTAGAAAGACAAAGAAAAGTACTTGAGGATTCACGTACAAAATCTGTAGCATTATCATCT